TAAGATCTCAGGCGTGCCGGCCGTGCCGTTCACCATAGACTCGCAGGACGGCGTGCCCTTCACCATCACTGTGCTACGGAGTGGTGGCTTGACAATCAACAGTACGTACACGTTCGTGCTCTCCACTGGCGAGGAGTACGTTGTAACGATTATAGGTTCTCGTATCGTACTGCTCCCGATTCGGCCGGAGGCTCCCTTCCGCGAGCACCTCATCTTCGACACGAAAATCGTTGAAGCCGTGAGCGGAGAAGAGCAGAGGATACAGAATCGTCAGTATCCTCGTGGACTGTTCGAGGCTACATTCCGCAAGAACCGCAGGGCCATCGAGATGATACTCTTCGACCGGCAGTCCAGAGTGGTTGCGGTCCCGGCATGGCACGAGCCGGCGTTCATGGTTGTGGCGGGTGTGGTGGATGATGTCACTGTCACGGTCAACACCACGGACTATGCTAACTTCTATGTCGGTGGGTATGCCGTTGTCTTAGAAGATCAGTACACCTACGATGCGTTGAAGATCGAGTCGATGACAGCGACGACGCTGACGTTCGAGTCGGCCCTGAGCTTCAACTACACGACGAAAGCTCAAGTGATGCCACTCATGACCGCGTACATCGAGGCCTCCAGTGCGTCACTCAAGAAGCCGTACAACGATCAGGACTTCAACCTTAGACTCCACGTGGACCCCACGGACAATGATATCGCGGATGCCTCCGGATGGAGCACCTACGACGGCGACTTGTTCTTGGACGACCCGAACCTCATCGTCGGTGGACAGCTCACAGAGGCATTACGTACCAAGGTAGCTGTCCTCGACAACCTCACCGGGGTTCGCAGGCCGGTGTCGGCGTGGGAACACAACAAGCGTCAGAGTAAGAAGGGCTTCAAGACGAACACTCGGGAAGAGCTGTGGAAGCTGCGGAAGCTCATCCACTACCTGCAAGGTAAGCAGGTGTCATTCTACATCCCGACATTCTCGAAGGACATCGTTCCGACGCTGGACATGGCAATAGGGACGTTCTCCATAACTATGGCGAACATTGGCTATACAGTGAACGCACGTCAGCGTTGGCCCAAGCAGGTGGTTCGCGTGGTCCTCACGGACGGAACCATGCTGACCAGGACGATCCAGAACAGTGCGGAGGTGAGTTCGGCGGTTGAGCAACTTACTCTGAACGATTCCTGGCCGGCGACGTACGAGCCCAGTGATATTGAGCGGATAGAATTCTTGGAAAAAGTCAGATTTGATGTTGACGACATCGTCGTTGTACACTATAATGCATTAGGACAGAGTAAGTGCGTCGTTCCGATTAAGGAGGTCGATGAGTAATGTCATTTGAAGCCCTGGAACTATCACAGGCAAGTGGTAGCCGAATCGAGATCTACACTCTCGCGATGGGCAACTCCATCTACCGGATGCACAACTCTATCGAAGAGGTCGTCAGCTACCTGGGGGACAACTTCTATCGAACCTCGATCAGTCGCGGCAACATCTCAACCGGCCAGGAGTACCTGGAGATCTCGCTCCCTGGGGATCACACGTTCCCACTGAAATTCACCAACATCGCTCCGGGCCAAACAGCGACCCTCACGATCCAGACTTGGCACCGAGCAGACGACACGGACGTCCAGGTCATCTATAAGGGCGTGGTTCGATCCGTAGCCTTTACTGAGAATGCTGCGAAGTCGGCACTATCTATCGTCCCGCTGACTGACGCGTTCAAGAAGGAGATCCCAGAGCGGACCTTCCAGGCCGCGTGCAACAATGTTCTATTCGACCCGGACTGCAAGGTATCGGCCGGGAGCTTTTCGTTTGAGGACGCTGTGACGGCCATTACCAGCAACGTGGTGACTGTAGCCGGGCTGACGGCTGCGAAGGGTGACGGCTGGTCCACCGGTGGGTATCTGGCCTACGGCATTCTCGACTACCGACTCATCCTGGAGCAGGATGGTGACGATCTGGTTCTAGTGCTGCCGTTCCATGAAGATGTGCTCGGTAACAATGTCACGGTGTACGCCGGATGCGATCACACCATAGCGACGTGTGCCGCCAAGTTCTTCGATGAGATAAACTTCGGCGGTTGTCCCTACGTACCAACCAAGAACATTTTTATAACTGGACTCTAACAATGGCCTTCTTCTTCACGCTATTTCTGTGGGTTGCAACGTTCGCCCTTAGCCAGCTACTGACTCCAGATCCGGATATCGAGAACGCTCGGCCGGCGTCGCTGAATGACTTCAGTTTTCCTACGGCCACTGAGGGTCGAATCCTTCCGCTGAATTGGGGAACGGATCTGGTGAAGGGACCAAACGTCATATGGTACGGCGACCTTAGCACCTACGCGATTGAGAAAAAGATCAAGATAAACTTCTTCAAGACCGAGAAGGTGACGACGGGCCATACCTACTACGTGGGCATTCAGTTCGGCATCTGCCACGGGCCGGCTGTTCTCAAGGCCGTGTATGTTGGTGATGAGCTGGTTTGGTCCGGGACGCAGGCCACAGACGGTCCAATTGAGATTAACGGCAACGATGTGATTGGCACTTTCAATTTCCACACCGGAAGCAAGACGCAAGCCAAGAACGCATACCTGGAGACCAAGCAGAGCCCATGTCCCGCGTATAGGAATATGTGCTACGGTGTTCTGGAACATGGCTACGTCGGCAAGTCAACATCGATCAAGGCGTGGTCGTTCGAGATCCAACGCATCCCCACTGGGCTTGGCACTGGCTCCGTGGTGAATGGAGCAGACTGTAACCCGATGGAGATCGGTTATGAAATCTTCACGGACACAAGTTGGGGCTACGGATACCCAACAGGTGACATTGACACCACCAGCTTCTCGGCTGCGGCCGCAACGCTGTACTCCGAAGGTAATGGAATGTCGTTCATTTTGGCGACCCAGAAGGACGCCAAGGACATTCTTAAAGAGGTCGAGAAGCAGATCGATGGTCACTTCCGAATCGATGCCTCTACCGGAAAGTGGAAGTGCGAACTAATTCGTGACGGCTATTCTTTGGTTGGTTTGAAAGAGGCGGACACCTCCAATGTCACTGAGCTGATGGACTTCTCACGGGGTAGCTGGGAAGGCACGATCAATGTTGTCCGCATTATGTACAAGCGACGGGCGAATGACTATGCTGACGGCTATGCTCCAGCACACGACTCCGCGAACATGAAGATCCAAGGTCGAAGGGTGCCGGTCATTTTCACCTACATCGGTGTGCGTGATGACGCTCTCGCGAACAAGCTTGCATGGCGTGAGATCCGATCGAGCAGCTACCCGTTCGCAAAGCTGAGGATGAAGGTCAACCGAACGTTTTGGAATTCATATGTTGGTGAGGTGTTTAAGTTTTCCTGGGAGTTCGCCAACTTCGTCGTGGCAGACCAGCCGTTCCGGATAACGAAGATCGACACTGGAAGCCCGGAGAGTCCGGAGATCACTGTCGATGCTGTGCAGGATGTGTTCTCATGGCGGGCCGCGTCGTTCGCCGACTCAGATGTCACTAAGTGGGTGATCCCACCTCGCAACCTTATCCCGTACCCGGCCACGGACCAGTTAGCGTTCGAGCAGCCGTACGCGATTGCTCGAAGAGATACGGCATACTCCGAAGGTAGGATATGGGTTGCGGCTGACGCCACTGGCCGAGGCGAATCCGGCTACGAGATCCGGCAGCGGAATGGTTCTGGCACTCCGTCCGGTATCTACTACACGGCTGGCTCTAACTCAGGGTCAACTTGGACCGGTGAGCTTGATGGAGGTGTCGATAATGACGATACGGTCATTGACATAACTACGGACATGAACATCACAGAGGTTGTACAGGCAGCAACAGCCGCCGATATCGGGGCCAACTTGGTCAACCTGTTTATGATTGGAGACGAGCTTTTGTCGTTCACTTCGGTGGCCGAGATCACTGGTGGGTTGCGGTTCAGCGGATGCTACCGTGGGCTATGCGACACCGCCCAGGCAGCTCACGCTAACGCTGATCCAGTGTGGTTCCTGGCAACGGGCGGCAGGTTAACTGACCAAGCCTTCGATCCTAGCTACAACGTGGATCTTAAACTGTTGCCGTTCGACCTGACCGGCAATCAGATTGCGGAGAGTGACGCCGGCATCACGGCTCTATCAGTTGATATGGACTACCGAGAGAGACGCCCGTACCCGCCGACATTTGTCGAGTGGAATAGTAGTGGCTATCCGGCAAGTGTCACCATCACCAGTGACGTCACCGTGACATTCAATCGCAGGGACTACAGAATAGAAGATGAGGATTCTCAATACAGTACGGATGCTTCTACCATTAACGGCGATTTCCCAGCCAACAATTCCACGAAGTACCGGCTCAAGCTATATGATGGGTCCAGTCTAGTCCACACTGGAGCCTGGAACGCCGGCACCGCCTCACTGACTATGGCGTTCGTGAAGATCCTTCGCTACTTGGATGGACTGCCAACTACGTTGAAGATGGCCGTGGACACCATTCACACGTTCTCCGCAGTGGACTACGGGGCCCTCCAGGAGGTGATGTGGGAGGCCGCAGTAGCCGCGTCAGCTTATGATGACGACGAGTGGCTTGGCGTACTCAGCCCGTCAGGAGTGAGCAGCTCGTGGACGGCACCAGACACCGGGACGTACGCATTCTCTTTGGGCGTTGCCTTGGCTGGCGATGTCGAGGCCAGAATCAATGCCGGAGGCTGGGCCCAGGTTATCGCTACTGGCAACCTTACTGGCAACCTTACTGGGGTCACTGCGGCGGACATTGTTGAGGTGCGACATCTTGACAGCTCTTCCGTAGATGAAGTTCTACTGACGATTGATAGTCCTACCGGCCCCGAAGACGCTTTTGGTGTTCTAGTGTTCGCCTAATCTAAAAATACCTTGACACCTATGCCAAAAAGTAGTACAATCTAAGGATATGATTGAACGCTTTTGAACGATGAGGATGTCAGCATGGATGATGTAAGGCTCAAAGAGATAGACGCGGCAGTGACCTGTACCCTAACAAAGCTTGGGTTCGAGTTATCGGACCCGATTGCCGTGCAGAGTGACATGCACTTCCTTAGATCGTTGCGTCAAAGAACAGAAGCAGTCGGCACCAGAGTCATCACGCTGTTGGCCGGCATCATCACCCTCGGCATCGCTGGAGGAGCGATAGCCGCACTGGCCAAAGCTGTCAAGGAGGCCGTAACCTAATCACGCCAAGAGGAGAGAGACTCATGAAGGCGAACAATGTCACCATTGACAACGCTGCGGAGAAAGTCTATCGTCAGCTAATGGCTACCCTTGGGTTGAAGGGTGCCCGCAAAGCTCAGCTCCAGCTAGGGCGACTGATCCTACAGGAGAAGAAACGTCGTGAAAAACTTGATGGAGGTAAACCGTGCCGGAAGTAAAACCAACCAACCCCAAAGATGCCATCGGTGTTAAGAAGGTGCCGATGAGTTGTCTCAGTTCGCAGGTCGTGACACTCGTCGCCCGAGAGTTCGTAAGTGATGGGCTGGACCAGCTCGTGGGCAAGCAGGTGAAGTTCTCCAAACAATTCGACGCGGCTATCGCACATCTCATGAATTTCTGGGAGGGAACAAACGACGATACGCTGTACTTGGCAAGAGGGATGGCACGCATCATGCTTCTTCGTCACGCAGAGCTGGAGAATCTTCTGGACGATGATCGAGTTCGATGTGACGGTCTGCATGTCGCGGAACTGAATACCAAGGCCGCTGAGATCATCGAGAAGTATCCGGACTGTGTGGACCCATGCACACACCTGCCAGTGGGTACGGTTGGGTTTACGGTGCCAGTGAGCATCGAACTGGCCACACCCTTCAACGTTTTGCCCTGGCGAGTAGTCATGGAGATGGCCCTGGGCATGATGGAAGGTGGGCGGAAGTACGGCCGACACAACTATCGTAAGGCAGGAGTCCGGGCCAGTGTCTACTACGACGCCACGACTCGTCACCTTGCCGACTCTATTGAAGGAACTGAGATAGACAAGGACAGTGGGTTGTCCCATTTATCCAAAGCACTATCTAGTTCTCAGGTGCTCCTCGACAGCATGGTGATGGGCAACTGGATTGACGACCGACCTATTAGAGTGAGGGGATAAGGCATGAGCAGAAGTCACACGATCTATCTCGACTGTGATGGAGTCTACGCGGACTTCATTACCGGCATTCTCGACGTCTTGGAGTATCCAGACTACGACATCAACGAGTGGTCATGGGGCCGCGTCTTCGATATCTTCCCGCTGATCGGGACCAACTGGAAGGAAGCGAGCAAGCACTGCACCTCAGACTTCTGGGCTGGCCTGCCCTGGATGGAGGACGGCAAGGAGATCTTGGCGGAAGTCTGGAAACGCTTCGACCCCGCTGATTCGATGCTCCTCACCAAGCCAATGGATCACGACGGCTCCTACACGGGAAAGGCCCAGTGGGTCACGGAACATATTCCGGAACTGCGTCGCCGGCTGGTGCCCACTCACATCAACAAGCACGAGTTCTGTCATGGCTTCAACGATCTACTCATTGACGACAGCCAGGAGAACATCGAGGCATGGGCCAACGCTGGTGGTGCTGGCTTGCTCGTGCCACGTCCCTGGAACAGCCTGGATAGTACATTCTACGCCGGCGACACTGTGAAGTATGTTGCCGAGCGAATGGATACATGGATTGAAATTTCAAAGTACTCCGCACGGAAAGGAACCGCATGTCTGTAGTATCACGCAAGAAGAAAGAGTGTATTGCCAAGGAGCTGTTGGCGACGCCAGATGTGAATCGCACCGAGCTGGCAAAGCGACACGGCGTGTCCAGAGGGACCGTCTATCATATCGCCAAGAAGTCAAACGCGATCCTCGCCCCTGGGCAGGTAGACTCAGAATCGAAGCTCATGGCCCAGAAGGTTCTGGCTGACCAACACAAGCGGCTCTACCGCGAGTCCATCAAACAGCTCGCAGAGGTGAGAAAAGAGCTTATGGTGTTCCGCGAGTATCAGGACGTGAAGAACCTCATTGTGCCGCAGAATCAGGAGGTGCAGGCGTACAAGGGAACCACGCAGGCCGTACCTATCCTGGTCATCTCCGACTGGCATATTGACGAGCCCGTGGACCCGGAAACCATCTGCGGGTTGAACGAGTTCAGTGTTGCCATCGCCCGAGACCGCGTAGCTCGGCTGACGAAGTATGCCACGAAGATCATCGGCATCCTTAAAGGTGAGTCGGACATTGAGCACCTCGTCGTTGCAGCCCTCGGCGACTTCATGAGCGGCTGGATTCACGAAGAGCTGCAAACAGCCAACGAGCTGACCCCGGTTGAGGCCGTGCTGGAAGTGCTGAACATGCTGACCGGACTCATTCAGAACCTCCTGGACGCCGGCGTGGTTCGTAATATCACAATGGTGTGCTGCGTGGGCAACCATAGCCGAATCACGCAGAAGACGTTCTACAAGCTCCGCACGAAGACGTCCTATGAGTGGATGATCTACAACCTGCTCATGAGCCACTTCTCCGCGAAGGGTGAGACCAGAGTAAAGTTTCAGATTCCGACCGGCTACTTCAATTGGGTCAACGTCTGCGGCCACAATGTTCGGTGCCACCACGGCGACAACCTGCGGTATAACGGTGGAGTCGGTGGGGTCCACATCCCAGTGAAGAAAGCCATCGCCCAGTGGAACAAGGGCAAGACGGCGGATCTCGATCTCTTCGGACACTGGCACACCCTTAACTGGGCCTCGGACTATATCATCAACGGATCGCTGATCGGCTACAACACCTTCGCCGAAATGCTCAAGGCTGATTATCAGAAGGCCCAGCAGGCAATCTTTTTGATGCACAGTCGCTTCGACACGACCGCCCTGTACCCGATCAAGTTACAGGACTGATTTTATGAAAGGACAGTGGTCAGGAGGTAAAGGGGACGCGACGCGGCGAAGCTCCGTCCCCTGGGAAGTGCGGGATCTCAACTACGATCTGCAAGCAGAGACAATAACTAGAAAGGAATACGATGACAGAATCGACGCAGCCTGGGCCCAAGCAAGAGCACGCGGATGGAAGCCTTGCCGATAGAGCCAACAGCGTCTTCGAGTTCGCTGGTGGGTTCTTCATAGTGATGCACATCCTCCAGGCGTACCACGACAAGTCCGTGGCCGGCGTCTGTATCTTGGCCGTGCTCTTCTTTACAATCTGGGGATACTGGAACCTGTACTACTACAAAGCGATCCAGCAGAAGTGGAGCCTGCGGGCGACCTACTTCATCACCGCAATGAACACGGTATGGCTGGCCATGTTAATCTACTACAAGTTTGGAGGATAGGGATATGATGAAACGCGTAAAGCAGTGGGTGCATGCGGAAGAAAAAGATCTTGCGGAGATGATCGCCTACTGGGCACCAAAGATCGGAGTAGCTGACTGGCTCATTGAGGCCGTAGTTGTCAACCCGGACGACATGAGCAGTACCTACGTCGATGGCAGAGTCATCTGGTACACGACCAGACGCATGGCTCAGATCATGGTGTGCAACCCGGACGTCATCAGCAGGAACATCGCCCATGATACCGAGATGATTCTCGTTCATGAGATGCTCCATGTTGCTTTCTGCCATGCGTCTGACCAGCTCGTGGAAGCGAACGTGACTAAGACAGAAGAAGCTGTCATGATCGAACAACCAATTGACCAGATTGCACAAACACTCGTGCTCTTGCGGCGTAACGCAGGAGGTAAATCAAAGCATAGGTTCAGTTTTGAGAAGGGCAAAAAATGAAAACGTACAGGATAGGAGACACAGTCAGATTCCGCGTGCGGATCGATGGCAATCCCGCCACAGACAACCCAACCGCCGTGGTTCACGATGAGGTAGATGCCCCCGTGACACCGAGCCTAACCATCGGCTCTGGGCTGAGCCAAATTGGCTCGACTCGGATAGTCGTAGGCACCTTCGTTCCGGACGCGAACGGTGAGTGGTCAGTCCACATGGTGGATGACTCCGGAATGGACGTTGTTAAGCAGTTCATCGTTGGGGCCTACTCCCTCGGACGCGTGGGGGCCATAGCCTCCACCATTGAGGCGAAGATTGATAGTCAGGACGTCACCCTGGCGAACCATGACATTGCCCTAGCTGCGATCCTCGCTGGCGTCACCAGCGGCGGCGGTAGTGGGCACTTCGGATAATGATGTTTATCCGGGACAACTACAGACCTGGACAGGATCGGCTGGCTTACGCGGCCGTGGACGTGACTGCTACAGAGGTAGTGACTCGCGTCTACGGTCCAAGCCACCGGGCGGGGAATCGAAGCACGCAGACCCTAGAGCTATTCAAGCTAGAGAAGGGCGTGTTTGCCCTGGACTTCGATTTCAAGCAGCTAGGCAACTACATCTTCGTAGTCGAGGAGGACGGCGAGGTGCAAACCATTTTGAACGCAAAGGTGAACCCATGATAACTAGCCCGTTTGACCATCAAGCAAAGGAACTGACTGAGCACGGCATGGATAAGGTGCGAGCGATCCATTGGGAACAAGGATGTTTTTCAGACGACACTGAGTATTTGAGTCCGATAGGCTGGCGAAAAATATCAGAATACCCTAACGATGGTGAGGTGGCTCAGTGGCATCCCGAAACAGGTGTTGCAGAGTTTGTCACTCCATCTGAGTATGTGGTGCTGCCTTGTAGAGAAATGATCCGCATCAAAACATCGAAGGGCGTAGACCAGAAGGTATCGTTTGAACATAAAATGCCATTGCTGGATTGGAGAGGTCGTCCAATTGTAGATAGTGCTCAGGGACTTTTTCAGAAGTTAAACGCCAAAGCGTCACGTCGTCAGAGCATACCCGCTGGGTTCACTATGTCACTGCCCGGCTGCGGCCTCAGATACACGGATAAGGAGCTGCGGGTGTTGGTAGCAGTTATGGCAGATGGTTCGTTCGATGTCGGAACTACAACGACACGATGTCATCTCTATTTGGTTAAGGCCAGAAAAAAGAAACGTCTGGAAGAGTTACTGAGCGACGCTGGCATCGAATATAAGACAGCAACACCGAAGAACAGGCCAAACGACACAGTGTATCACTTCAACGCTCCGGTAAGATTGAAGCACTACCCTCGGTCTTGGTGGTGTGCTATGAACAATAAGCAGCGAGATGTCATCCTAGATGAAGTCTTTCACTGGGATGGAAGTAAGGGACATGTCTTCTACTCAAAGCAAAAATCTGATGTGGATTTCATTCAGCTACTAATCGCATCTTCTGGGGGTGTTGCTCGAATCAATGAAAATAGTAGGGGCATCTGGTATTTGGAACAAAGACAAGTTCATACTAAAAGCTACTCAGTGGGTAGCGAAAATTTCTCTGTTGAAGAAACAGTAGATGGAAAAAAATATTGCTTTTGTGTGCCGACCGGCTTCTTGATATTACGTCGAAACGGTTGTGTCTTTCCGTCTGGCAATACTGGCAAGACGTGGCTCGCGTTAGCAACGGCCGAAGCACTGTTCAAGGCCGGCGAGATCGACGCACTCTTCGTCCTCGCCCCTCCTGGGCTTCACACCAATTGGGTGAACTACGAGATCCCGGACCATTTCAGCCTTCCGTATTCGGCGATCGCGTTCCAGACAAAACGGGCCAAGACCCAGAAGCATAAGAGAGCATGTGACGCCGTGATGAATGCCACCGACTTTCCGATCCTTGCGATGTCATACCCAGGGATCAAGACGGAGATTGGTAAGAAGTTGGCGAAGAAGTTTCTGACGACGCACCGATGTCTCTATGTAGCAGATGAGTCGAACCGAATCAAGACGCCGTCAGCGAAGATCACCCGGACGGTGCTGGCCTCAGCCGAGTACGCGGACTACAAGCGAACGCTCTGCGGGACGCCGATCACCAACACGCCGTTCGACGTGTACACGCAGTTCCGATTCCTCGATAAGCGGTTCTGGTCTGAGACGCCTTACGGTCTCGGAAGTTACCAGTGCTTCAAGACGATGTTTGGCATTTGGGTGAAGGGCTACAACGGTCAGATGGACCGCGAGTTCGATCAGCTCGTAGGCTATAAGAACCTGGGGATCTTGACCGAGTTGGTGCAGCTCATGTCGTCACGTGTTCTGAAAGAGGACGTCCTGGATCTACCACCACAGCTCTACTCCTACGCTGGCTTTGAGATGACTCCGAAGCAGTGGCGGCTCTACAAGGAGCTGGAGGACGACTTCATGGCTGAGATCGATGGTGAGATGGTCTTCACGCCGCTCGCGATCACGAGACTTCTGCGGCTTCAACAGGTGGCGTGTGGATACCTTCCGACCGGCATTGAGAACGAATGCATCATGATCGAGAAGGAGAACCCGAGGCTCCGTATCCTGAATGAGATCACGCAGGACCTGCCCCACAAGACGATCATCTGGGCTAGGTTCATTCAGGACATCGACCTGATCTGTGAGATGCTTGGGGACTCAGCCGTCCGGTGGGATGGGTCGGTCCACGAGGACCAACGCGAAGAGAACAAGCGGCGGTTCAAGCAAGAGTCCGTGGACGACGTCAAGTTCATGGTGGCAACGCCCGACAGCATGGGCGAAGGTCACACATTGAACGAGGCACTGACGATGATCTACTACAGCAACAGTTTCAAGATGAAGGAACGGCACCAGTCGCAGGCCAGGAATCACCGAGCCGGGCAGACAAATCAAGTAAACATCATTGACATCGTTGCCGATAATACCAAGGATGTTGATATCATTAACGCCCTTCGGGTCAAGTTCGACAACGCCTCTATGGTTGTTGATGGTAGGATTCGGAAATGGCTCTCTTCATATCAAGAGGTGACTGGGCCCGACTCTGGCCCGTCCGTGAAGGAAGCAATCACAGATGCTTTGGGCCTTCTTGGAGTTTAATCTTGACATGCGATTCCGAGACTGGTATACTATCATCTTGACATGCGATTCCGAGACTGGTATACTATCATCATGCTAAGGAGAAATGAGAGATGAGTAAAGCCCCGACCAACGAGTTACCATATGACTATTCAGACTTTGGCGAAGACGCTGCAACGAATCAGAAGGACATCCTTGGCCGGATCTCAGTGCTGGCCGATGAGATGCATGCCCTGGACAAGGAGATTGCTGAGTCAGTGCTGACCACCAAGAAGCTCACAGAGCAACACCGACAGATCGCCGAAGAACAGCTCCCTGAGATGTTCGAGGAAGTGGGCATGCAAGAGTTGAAGACGCGAAGCGGTCTGCCGTTGAAGCTGAGAAAAAAGGTGTTCGCCAGTCTCTCCAAGGGTCGCAAGCCCAAGGCTATCGCGTGGTTGGATGAGAACGGACACGGTGGCATGGTCAAGCGAAACGTGGTCATCGAGTTCGACAAGACACGGATGGATAAGGTGGACGCACTGTTCCGCCTGATCGGCAAGGGCTGGCCGAACCATCGCACGGAGTTAGACGTTCACTCCGCGACTGTGAAGGCTTTCGTTACCGCACAACTGAAAGACGGGAAGGCAATTCCCATGGAAACATTCGGCGTGCATTGTGTTAATGTCGTCGAGATCTCAAGCAAGTAACTTCAAGAGGAGAAAACTGTATGGCAGCAAAGAAAAAGACTGAACTGGCCGTAAAGGCCGACGAAACCACCGCCCTGGTCGCCGACTACGAGTACGGCGAGATGGCCGGCGATGGGTTCGACAACGTCACGCAGGAAGACGTGTCCATCCCGTTCCTGACATGCGTACAGGCCATGAGCCCGCAGGTCCAGGAGACCGAGGCCGAATTCATTGAAGGTGCCAAAGCCGGCATGCTTATGAACACGGTGACAAAAGAAATGTTCGACGGCAAAGATGGCGTTGAGTTCGTGCCGTGCCTCACTCAGCATCTCTATGTCGAGTGGAAGAACCGCCAGACCGATGGCGGCGGCTTCATCGGCGTTCACCAGTGCGACTCCGACGTTGTGCGTCAGGCAAGACAGGACAGCACGGCGTTCGGCAAGTACTCCATCCCGATCGATGGTGGAATCGATCATGATCTGGTCGAGACGTTCTACATCTTCGGCCTGCTCATCAAGGGTGATGAGATCATCACGCCGTGCATGATCTCGTTCTCCAGTACCAAGATCAAGGCATACAAGAGCATCATGAGCCCGCTGCGTCAGGTCAAGAATCGCCCGCCGCTGTACGCGTTCAAGCTCCGCATCACGACGGTTGCCGAGAAGAATCCCAAGGGGACCTTCCACAACTTCAAGATCGTCCCGGCGAACGGCGACGCGGTCTCGTCCCTGATCGCCCCGGAGCACGAGTTCGTGCAGGCCGGCAAGGCGTTGAAGGACAGCGTCCAGACTGGCGACGCCAAGGTCGATCATGGTGGGTCGGTTTCCGGTGATAGCTCTGGCAGTGAGAAGCCTGCCCCGTTCTAGTCTCTCCCCTCTCCTCCGGCAATGAGGGCCTCCGGGCCCTCATTCGCTCTGGGCTGGTAGTGTAAATTGGCGAGCACGTGGGGAGTTCTCCCCTAAGTCTAGGTTCGATTCCTGGTCAGTCCATTATGAAATTATCAGAAACCTGGAAACAGATCCAAAATACCACCTACCAAGCATCCAGCTTAGGCAAAATTCGCCGTACTGGTGGTAAAGTATTGGCTCCAAGCGTGGGACGTGGTGGATATCTTCACGTAGGTCTAAGGTTGGCCGGGCGAAAATTGACACTGAAAGTCCATTACCTTGTATGTGTCACATTTTGGTCGAGGCCCGCCGGAAGTGAGTGTGTTCGCCACCTAAATGGAGATAGTCAGGACAATCGGTCCTGCAATCTTCGCTGGGGAACTAACCTGGAAAATGCCCAAGACACAATACTTCATGGCCGACAGGTCTGCGGGTTCGATCATCCAGGCGTGAAGATTACAAAGGTAGAGGCTCGAACAATACGGGCGACTTACTGTAGGCACATGGAGGGCAAAAAGAAGGCCAAGAATGGATTCATCCTAAACCTTGTAGAGCAATATCCGCAGCTTGGGTATAGATGTGTCTATAGAGCTGCTACTGGGAGTTATGATGAAATGGAGTAATCAACAGCGACAGGCAATTGATTCTGTTGGCCACTGGTTGGGGCATGGGTCTGAACAAATATACAGACTGTTCGGATATGCCGGTGCAGGAAAAACTTGCTTAGCGAAGGCACTGGCGGAAAGCTGCAACGGGGCCACGCTCTTCTGTGCGTTCACCGGTAAGGCCGCGTACGTCCTGCGGCAAAAGGGATGCGAAGCCTTCACGATCCACCAGCTCATCTATCAGCCGAAGGAAAAGAGCAAGTCACGACTGAAAGAGCTGGAGATCCAATTGAAGAACACCGACAACGCGGAGACGATCGAAGAGCTGGAGAAACAGATAGCTGTCGAGCATAGGAAGCTAAACAGTCCCTCGTTTGTCTTGAATCCAGACAGCCCCGTGAAGACTGCCGATCTTATCATAGTCGATGAGTGCTCAATGGTCAATGAGCAGATGGCGATGGACCTGATGTCTTTCGGCACAAAGATCCTCGTCCTGGGCGATCCCGCCCAACTTCCTCCGGTCTACGGAGCTGGATACTTCATCAAGGCCCAACCGGACTTCATGCTTACGGAGATCCATCGACAGGCTCGGGACAACCCCATCATTGGGCTTGCCACCAGGATACGACAGAGAGAAATTATTCAACCTGACGGCGGCATGGTCATACCGTGGGGAAGCATTACCCCAGAAGAGGTACTGCAATACGATCAAGTGCTGGTGGGTCGCAACGCTACAAGGAAGGCCTCCAACCGGAAGATCCGTAGCCTCCTGAATCGAGTTGGTGACGTGCCAGTCGCGGGGGACCGCGTGGTATGCCTGCGAAACAATCACGAGGTGGGTCTGCTTAACGGGGCCATCTGGGAAGTCGATTCTTGCTACGACACCGGCGACGAGTTCCTTGACATGATAATCAAAGACCCAGAGAGCGATGCGGGGTTCGTGGCTATCCAGACTCACCGACATCATTTCTTGACAGACGATAATACACCGATCCCCTGGTGGATTAGGAAGGAGGCCCAGGAGTTCGACTACGGCTACGCCTTGACGGCCCATAAGTCACAGGGATCGGAGTGGGGTAGCGTACTTGTTTTTGATGAGAGTGGGGCCTTCGGCCGCGACGCACACAAGTGGTTGTACACTGCCGTCACTCGGGCAACAGAGAAGGTGACGGTTGTCACCCGATGAAAATGAACAACGTGAAAAAGCGAGAGCTTCGCGTCCTGATCCGGCGAGCAATCAAATACCAGAATAGTAGAACGCTGTTCTCTTGCAAGGACTGTCAATTCTGCAGTGGGACGTGTGAGCTTGACGCAGCGAACGGGATTGATGTTAGCCTTCGACAGGCGAGCACACTGCCGGAATGCTTCCTGTTCGAGACGATGTATTCGGCGTTCGCCTCCGCACTGGACGAGATGCTTGAGCTAGGCATCAACTTCCACCAAGCCACGTACGGATGGCCCACGGTTGTCAGCCGACTCGTGGCACGGGCAGACCGATACGGATACATCATGCCGCTACGACAACGCAACCTGGAGCGATATGGCTAGAGCAAAGAAGGGCCACACCTACGTTGGGCAGCAGCCCATGTTCACGCCGCCAAGCAAGTGGGTAGCCCCAAAGCTTAGCGACCTGCCGTCATGGGACGGCATCAAGCGGATCGGCCTTGACACTGAGACCAAGGATAAAGATCTGACGAGGCTCGGGCCCGGTGTGCGTCGCGGTGCGAAAATCATCGGCATAAGTTTTGCCATCGAAGACGGTCGCGGATACTACCTGCCGATACGTCACCCCGAAGGAAACCTTAATCCAGATCACGTGTTCCAGTATTTGAAGGATCAAGCCAAGGTCTTCACTGGCTCTGTATGCGGTGCGAATCTTCAATACGACCTAGACTTCCTGGCAGAAGAAAATGTGGTGTTCCGCCAAGCCTCCTTCCGTGACATTCAAATAGCTGAGCCTTTGATTGATGAGAACCAACTATCGTACAGCCTGAACACGCTCGCAAAGAAGTACGGCTTCATGGGCAAGGAAGAAACGCTACTGAGGGAAGCAGCCAACGCGTACGGAGTAGACCCAAAGAAAGGCATGTGGCGGTTGCCGGCGAAGTATGTCGGACCCTACGCCGAACCTGACGCCATGCTTCCGTTGCAGATCCTGCGGAAGCAGGAGCGAGTCATTGACGATCAAGATCTATGGAAGATCTATGATATAGAGAACCGAGTCCTTCCGGTCCTGGTTAAGATGCGTCGTCGCGGCATCCGCATCGACTTCGATCAACTGGACAAAGTCGAAGCCCTGACGATCAAGCAAGAACAGGAACAGCTTGATCTCATCTACCACAAAACCGGCGTCCGAATCAACATTGATGAGATCAACAAGAAGGGCCCAATCATCCAGGCCCTGGACCACGAGCACATTCCGTACGGCAGGACGCCACCGAGCACGAAGTTTCCCGAAGGGCAGCCGTCTGTGAAGAAGGAATTCCTGGAGCCAAACAAGAAACACCCGGTGGTCGCGGCGATCCTGGAGGCTCGGTCCTACAACAAGGTCAGGAACACGTTCGTCAAGTCGATCAGGACACATGAAACCAACGGGCGAATCCACTGCACCTTCAACCAGCTACGCCGGCAGGATGACAACAGCGACGACGTCAAGGGTGCCGGTCCTGGGCGTCTATCCTCATGTGACCCGAATCTCCAGCAACAGCCGTCGCGACATCCAATCCTGGGCAAGATGTGGCGGTCGATCTACTTGGCAGACGAGGGAGGCCGCTGGGCAGCCCTGGACTACTCTCAGCAGGAGCCACGCCTGTTTATCCACTACGCACACATCGCAGGATGTGCGGGCACTCAGGCAGCCGTAGACGGCTTCCACGAGGGGCTCGATTGGCATGATATGACCACAGAGATGGCCTTCGGGATGCGAAAGTGGGATCACTGCACGATAGTGGGCGGCAAAGAAGTGTGGGTCCATGACTCAAAGAAGAACGAATGGAAGATCCTCAGAGGCCGTGCAAAGGCCGTCTTCCTGGGCCTCACCTATGGGATGGGTCAGGCGAAGATGTGCCACTCCTGCGGGTTCTCGACTGAGATAATCAACATCCGTGGGGCCGAGCGTGAGGTGGCAGGCCCAGAAGGGAAAGCGTTCCTGGCAGAGTTCAACCGGAAGGTTCCGTTCCTGGAGGACATCAAGAAGCGGGCCGAGGCAGTTGCGTGGAATCGCCACTACATCCGAACGATCCTGGGACGTCACATCCACTATCCTCCGGGGGCCGGCACGGAACGTAAGGCTCTGAACAACCTCATCCAGGGGTCAGCCGCCGACCAGACCAAGCTCGCGATGGCGATCATGGATGAGAATAACTACAAAATTCAGTTGCAAATTCATGACGAAGTTGATACAACTGTATATGATGAACGTACACCAAAAGAGATGGCTGAAATAATGTCAACATGCGTTCCGCTGGTCGTGCCGTCCAAGGTGGACATTGAGATCGGAAGGAGCTGGGGAGATTCGATGGGATGAGAGTACTACTGTTCAAAAACAACTGTCACAGCACCGATCCGGTCGAGATACCGAATCACGAAATGCGGGCCGTCAACCTCACCGTCCGCAAGGGCCTCAAGTGGGCTGACCTACAGGTGGGTGAGACTGTTGAGTTAAGGGACGCAGCCGCTAAAGATCCACTTCCAAAGACTCAGGATCGAAAATACGCAACGATCTTCGACATCAAGGTGATGGCGTTCAATGATCTCGCCAACTACAATCGCATGTTGCAGCTTGAGCATGACCCGGCCTGCCAGACGTTCTCTGGACTGCATAGTGTCATGCGTACGGTCTACGACGGCTTCCTCCATCACGAGCTGGTGACACTGGTCTTCTATGAGGTAGTCATATGAGAATCGCTGCGGAGCTTAGCCTACTATACCGAGATTGGGTTAGGCTGGAGACAACGTATTTCTCTGTCCGCGTGGACGTTCTTTGGTGGCACGTGTCAATCAATCTGCACCGTAAGATCTCTCCGGGCAGACAGCCAGTCCGCGTTAGGGTATTCATCGGATCAACGAACTTCTATCTTCGACTCCACACAAAGCACAAGAGTGTCATGATAGATCGTACATTTGGGAAGGTTGTTTCGTACTACTCGCTGTGCGGGCGGTTCATCAAGTGGGGTCCACGGAGCTACGTATAGTGGAACAACAACAACGACAAAAGGTAGTCAAAGCCCTAAACAGGTTCGGCCTCGACGCGACCAGTGTTGAGAACCCCGCCTACCCTGGGACGCCGGATATTCAGTTCATCGGCGGATGGATAGAATGTAAGTACCTGGAGGACTGGCCGGCCAGAGCAGAGACCGCCGTTCGTATTCCGCACTTCTCACCGCAGCAACGTGTATGGCTCCTGCGTCGCTGGATATCATGTAGGAAGCTGAACACCGATATAGATAAAGGCTGGTTACTGATCTACGTAGTCAGCACGAGAGACTGGCTCCTCTTCGACGGAGAAACCGCAGCTCGTCACGTGGCGAAGGATGGCGTGTGCAGAGCAAAGCTCTTCGAGCTTGCGGTGATGACAACTAATGATTTGGCGGAGATAGTTGACTATGTCAAGATCTGTTAAAACATTCTTCAATCCAGGAGATGTGCTCGGCAAGTGGACGGTACTTGAATCTGCACAAGGAAGTCGTGCAAGGGTAAAGTGCAAATGCTCCTGTGGTACTGTTAAGGATGTTCTTGCGTACAACCTACGCGGCCGGAAAAATAGTGGATGTAGGAAATGCAAGAGTACTCGAAAGCCCGTATACTCTGGCCTCCAAACACATCCAGAATATCTCCGCATCCTCCGAAAAATATCCGATATATTCAGAAGATGTTACAATCCGAAATGCGATCATTTTTATCATTATGGCAGTCGGGGAATTGGAGTATATCTTCCCTGGCATACTGATAGAAAAGCTATGATGAGATACCTAACATCCCTCCACGGGTGGGACGATCCACTATTGCAGATAGATCGCATAGACAACGACGGAGATTACTGCCCAGGAAATTTACGGTTTGTGACAAGATCAGTCAACATCCTAAACAGAAAGAAATTAGTTGACGGAAAGAGGACAAAAGGATACTGTGAGAAGTGCGACGACCTGTTCATACGAAAGAAAACGCATCAACGATTTTGTTGTATCACCTGTAGAAATAAAGCCATAGCTGACGCACGGAGGACCCAACATGCCGCATCCAGCAATTGATTTTTTGCGGGCGTTTAGGCCGGGCGGTCCTTGGACCCTGACGGCTATACCCGTGGACGGCGGAAAGCTAGACACCGTGACATTCGGCGGCGACGCGGAAGAGAAGACAGAGACGTGGCTGGTCGAGCACGGGCAGACAAACAACGTCTACTTCTCCGTCAATCCAGCCAAGGGCTCCGTCAGTAAGAAGGCGTCACGCGAGGACATCGAAGCAGTCGAGTACCTACACGTAGATGTGGACCCGCGTGCCGGCGAAGGTCTGGAAGATGAGCAGACGCGAATACTCCAGAAGATCCGCGAGTTCAAGCCGGTGCCGACCTGCGTCATCTTCTCAGGCGGTGGGTATCAAGCCTTCTGGCGACTCGAAGAGCCCATAGCGATCGGTGGCGATCTGCAACTGGCCGAGGACACCAAGCGATACAACATGCAGCTTGAGATGCTCCTGGGCGGAGACAACTGTCACAACATCGATAGGATCATGCGGCTCCCTGGGACGATGAACCGGCCCAACGAAAAGAAGAGGGCCAAAGGCCGCAAAGAAGTAATGGCCGAGCTGGTCCACTTCGATGTAAAGATCTCCTATCCTATAGCAACCTTCACGCCGGCCCAAAGAGTTCAGGCCTCTGCCTCCTCTGGGTTTTCTGGTGGTAAGTCTGAGCTGATACCCAAGGTGGATACCGGCAACGTCCGCAGGGTCGAGAACCTGGATGAGCTTGGCGACGGTGTCAAGGGATGGGTCAAGGTACTCATCGTGCAGGGCCGCGACCCCGACAACCCTGGGCGGTTTGAGTCACGCAGTGAGACACTGTTCTGCGTATGCTGCGAACTGTATCGTGCTGGCGTCCCAGACGACGTCATCTTCTCAATCATTACTGACAAAGACTTCGCCATTGCCGAGTCGGTAGTAACGCTTGGGTCTCGGGCCGAGTCGTACGCCCTGCGACAGATCGAGCGAGCCAAAGAGTACGCGATTGACCCTGCCCTTAAAGAGCTTAACGAACGTCACGCGGTCATTGCGTCGATGGGCGGCAAGTGCCGAATCATTTCCGAGGAACACGACTACGCGTTTGAGCGGGAGAAAAGCTCAGTACAGACCTTTGCAGATTTCACGAATAGGTACATGCATAGATCAGTCAAGATGGGCGAGGACAAGAACGGTGCCGATCAACTCATGCCGATGGGCAAGTGGTGGCTCCAGCAACGAAACCGCCGACAGTACGACGCCATCGTGTTCGTGCCGGGGCAGGAAGTAGCGGGGGCCTACAACCTATGGCGTGGGTTCACCTGCGAAGCGATCCCTGGAAACTGCGAAGGCTTCCTGGGACACCTACGTGACAACGTGTGTCAAGGCAACGAAGTCAATTACAACTACCTCATGGCGTGGCTCGCGGACTCCGTGCAGAACCCGAACCGGCCGGCCGGCACTGCGGTCGTCATGCGTGGCAAACAAGGCACCGGCAAAAGTTTCTTTGCCAAGGCGGTGGGCAAGCTCTTCGGGCAGCACTTCCTCCAGATCAGTAACTCAAAGCACCTCGTAGGGTCGTTCAACGATCACCTGCGGGACTGCGTTGTCCTCTTCGCGGATGAGGCGTTCTTCGCCGGTGATAAGAGGAGTGAAGGGATCTTGAAAGCCCTGATTACAGAAGAGCACATCATCGTGGAGAAGAAGGGTATCGACTCCGAAGCTCAACCGAATTACATCCACCTCATCATGGCATCCAACAGCGAATGGGTTGTCCCTGTGGCTATGGATGATCGCCGGTTCTTTGTGCTGGATCTCAGCGAAGAGCACATGCAGGACACCAAGTATTTCGGACAGATCGCCGCCGAACTAAACAACGGTGGGTATGAGGCATTACTGCACTACCTGCTATCGTACGATCTCTCCCGCGTCAACCTCCGAGATGCACCAAACACCGAAGCGTTGGGTGAGCAGAAACAGCTTAACATGACGCCAGAGGAGTCGTGGTGGTATGACAAGTTGCACGATGGCAGAGTCCTGGCACGCCACGAGGAGTGGGAGATGATGGTGCCCAAGGAAGAGATGTTCATGGACTTCTGTGAGTTTGTCAAACTGTACGTCGGCGGCTACATGAACCGATGCTCTAAGCACCGGCTGACTAGATTCCTAACGAGGATAATGCCCGCTGGGTATCCCTCCATTCACACCATGAAAGTTAGCCCTCAGCCAGGAGCCCCGCGTTCCACTGGGCTTGCCTTCTGCACGAATCCCAGGTGCTACCAGCTTCCCACGCTGGACGAATGCCGGAAGACATGGGACACAGTCAGCGGATTCAAGACGGTCTGGCAGGACGTACCTGAGACAGACGACCAACCACCCTTCTAAGGAGATTAGATAGATGACGTTCCCCGGAGACTACACCTTGAGATGCAGAGCGTGTGAGGCCCAGCTAGGCCGGCCAACGGTTGTGTCGGCCACAACATACGGGCTGGTCGAGAACAAGCACGGAGCAGTCGTCAGACAGTGCAAGGAATGCCACCAGCTCTGGCTCAGCTTCGTGATGAACCTTCCGAATACGGGCATGAAAGTTATGCAGAAGATGATTGACAAACTACTGTGAGACTGCTATACTGAGGACACTATGAATATTACTATCGCAATCGTATTTTTGAAGGGCACCGCCGTGACTCGCATAGAGAGCGAGTGCCTTGTAAAGTGTGCCGTCGAAGGCCAAGACGGTGGTGAGCTGATAGACACACATCGGCGGATTCTTGAGCAGGCCTTCATGGAGATCCATGATTCTCCCAACGTCGATGTGCTGTTCCCGGAACTAGGTGAATGCGAGAACGTGAACTAATGATCCCAGTGACAATGACATTCCGTAGCGGCGAGACCCTCGTTATTCACACGTTGGACCCAGATGCATTTGCTCAGTCAGTGAGTAACGCCCAGGGCTGCGGTGTCGTAGGTGTGGACTACGACCGCGATAGGAGCACACCGGACGGAGGGCTGAACGAAGTCAGTATGACCTTGGACGGTGGGCACCTCCTTCTCTGCAACATCACTGACGACCAGATGCGTAAGGCTCTGTACATTCAAGAGATTCTGGAGTGTGAACCAAGCACCCTGTTGAGCTACAACCAGTTGTTGGCGGAAGAAAGCAGGATTGACGATCGCTTGAAAGCGGTGGGCAATGTCACCAACAACCTACCGGATATGGAGGTCCGGCTATATCTGCACAAGGAGTACATCAAGCGGACGCGTGCGTACGTTTCTGCCCTTGAATCATTGATCGACGGCGTAATCAGGAGACCAAACGAATGAAGAAAGTAATTGCTTACATCATGATCGCGGCAGTGGTAGTTGGGAGCTTGTGCGTGGGCTCACTCTCTTGCCACATCGCCCCTGCTAGGATCGACAAAGACGCCGTGGAGTTCGTGGAGGCCGCAGGCATAGGTGACGCCAACGACTATCGCGGCTTCCTATACCCGAGCTTGGCCGAACTTACATTGTTGCAGGCTGATCTGGTCCAGGCTCATCAAACCAACGCACAGATGTTTCGCCATCTCATGGAGGACGAAGAAATCGAATGGCGATACTTGACCGGGGTTGTTGACTACGACATGAATGCCGGGCTGGAGTTAGAGGACGCAATCTTCAACCCAACGACCGGAGCCTTGGCTGTCGGACTCAGCATGCTGGGCATTGGTGCCGGTGGCTACCTGGGCATGATACGCAAGCGGAAGAGAGACTTCTCCCCCGAGGAACATGAGGCTGCTCTCTTCGAGGTGAAGGGTGAGGTGACTTCAAGGGACCGTGCATTGATCCAGCTCGTCACCCAGATCCAGAAGGTCATCGACTCCAAGCCGGCTACCGAGCGTGACGCGTACCTGAAAGAATTGAAAGCAGATCAGTTGCCTGAGACCCGAGCGGCCGTGAAAGCCGTGAAGTCCCAGCTCTAACGAATGAGGGTATCATGGGGTCCGGGGATTCATAAGATCTAAGATGAACCGGACCCGGATACCCGACAATTAGGAGGAACGAAACATGATGACGTTCATTTACCTCATAGCACTATTGGCCGTCTTACTGGCTGGATACTTCGCCAACAGGGGGCTTACCAAACAACTTCACAAAGCGGCCAAGCCCGCTGCACGGTTTGTGCAGTACATCCACCACGGTGCAAGAGTGTGGGTGCGTGCCGACCCTATGGGGAAACATCGCGATCATTGCCTCTGCCATGACTGCGAGAAGTTCAAGCCTGGAAGAACAGATAACCGCCTCCTGGCCAACAGCCTCTATCTACACTGTGTGGATAACGACATGGTGACACCTGTTTGGGAATGCAAAGCCTTCTCACAGGACGAGTACGCCCACTGCCGCCCCTGGAATAAGTAGGAGATCCCATGAGAACCTTGACGAACATCTTGGCAGTACTACTTTTCGCCGTCCTGGTCGTGATGACCGTCTGGCAAGACCGTGACGTCACCACCCTGAAACAACGGACGTGGCGGAACGATTGGAACATCCACAACGTGAAGGAGTGGGCCTACGGCAACCACGACCGGCTAAACACAGTCGAAGGTGGGTTGGCTTCTGCGAAAGGTGGGTTGACTATTGAGAAAATACGCACGGCCGCGTGCCGCCTGGAAGTGACATTCGATCAAATAATACTAAGTCCGATAACTATCCGCACTACAGGTTATGGGACCGGAGTCTTTGCGTCCGATAGCATTTTGCTGACCGCCGGACACGTAGTCGCTGGCTGGAAATCATTATCGGACGTCAAAGTGATTCTTGAGGATGGCCGGACCTTCTCTGCGGTCGAAATCTTGGTTGACTCCGACGACGATCTGGCGATGGTAATTATCGACGGGACCGTAGACGTGTGGCTGGAATTAGGAGAAGTTCCGCCCCTGGGTTCCAGCCTGTTGGGTGTTGGTTCGCAGCTGCTTAACATGGATAGACAGCTTATCATATACACATCGCGTGTGTCAAGAGAAAACTATCAGAACATGTTTATTTTCGACGGCCTTGCCTGGGGCGGCAATAGCGGCGGACCCCTCGTCTATGACGGCAAGGTTGTAGGAATCGCCAGGGCCAGACCTGCGGGCGGTGCCGACCTGGGCCTAGCTATCCCACTGCGAAGACTCGACGCGGACCTGCGGGCCCGCCTTTAACCGATCTCCCTCTCCTCCGTGCCGGGGCCTTCCCCGGCATTTTTTTGAGATTCTACTTGCACAGATTGCATCTATGTATTATACTATACATAGACAGAAACAGAACAGAACGAATCGAGGAGAGAACGATGGCAGACTGGAAAGACGAAAAGAGCAGGGCGATGTTGTCCGGCACGAAGTATGGCAATAAGCTCATGGCGTTTGCCCGAAAGGTCGAGCAGGAACAGCAGGAACAGCAGGTCCGCCTGATTACACTGCTCTGTGACTGTGAGGCCAACCTTCGCAACGCCAAGACCGAAGTCAAGGCCGGCAACAAGTACGACAAGGTCAACATCGGCCCCAGTGGTCGATTCATGGTCGAAGCCCGCACTGGTGAGATCTTCGGCATCAAGGGCTACGGTCGTATCCACCGGGGCCACGCATACGGCACGCTGGACACCATTGACGATTGGTCCTGGGGCGACTACTACCCCACGAAGCTGACCCGACTGAGTTAATATATACATTGACTTTTCGGCCCAATTTGTCCACATCTATGTTGACACAAGGAGAGCACCATGGCAACAATCACCTACGAACAGGAAATGATCGACCGATTCTTAGGCAAGCAGGTCAAGCACAGCGAATACTCCATGCGGACCCTACGGGACGCGTGGCTGAGTGCGGGAGCGTATAACCGGAAGGCCAGCTATCGCCGACAGTATGATGCCAAGCAGGCCGAGCGTGGCACCTGTACCGCAGTGTCGCCGGCCAACCACAGCATTGGCTCATCCGTTGGGCTTGTGATCCAGTGGGACAACGGCTGCGAAAGTCACTGTCTACCTTACCTGGCCGAACTGGCAGAATAAATTTGCACATCGCTGGATCTGGTGTATACTTTAGGTAGATAGAGTTCGCCCAACACGCTTCACAGACGAGTAAAGGAAACAAAGATGCCCAGAGGAGTCTACTACAACCAAGACGCGGCGATCACCATCCACCTGGATTCATCTGGCTGGGTAGGAGAAGAGGATGAGTGGATGGAGGCCGAGCTGTGGCGTGAAACCGTGGACACCATTATGGAAGCCATCGAGAAACGCTGGCCATCCTTCTACCAGTGCGATCGGTGGAATAACCGCGAGGACCACGTGCTTTTGGCGAATCGGCACGCGGAAGTCATGGTCTACGAAGACGGCGGCATGACGTCTATCTCTCTGGTCCCCAGGGCGTTGGAGTATTCGGAGCTGGCCGAACACTGGTGTGGCCAGATTGCAGGCGGTCTCCAGGCTATGCTGGATAAGGCGTTCAAGGGACAGACCCTGGACCGGACAAGCGGATATACGATGCGAGTTCGGGAGGTAGTGACATCATGAGTGAAGAAATCAGACAGTGGGACTCCTACTCCTTCCGGGAAGTCACGCGGGACAGCCAGCGTCGAAAGGTCTACAAAGCAGAGTGGGCATTCCGGAACGAGAACCACGAGCCTGGGATGGCACCGGACGTGCTGCGGACTTTCCTTCGATCAGTTGTCGAGGACTACTGGTTCCGCGAGAGGTTCGGAAAAGTCAGGTTCAATATCATAATCAACTGGCAGCGAAAGACGACGGCGTGCTGTAGCTACAACCGGCTGAAACAAGAGTTCACATTGGGGTTCCCGGCCGGCAATGGCGTGCTGATGACAAGAATGGTGGCTCTGCACGAGCTAGCCCACATCGTGACACATAGGCAGCTTCACGGGCCGATCTTTTGCTCTGTGTTTCTGCACCTTGTGATTCGCTACATGGGCGAGACCCTCGGGAAAGAGTTGCTCAAATGGTTCAAGATAAAACAGGTAGAGTTATGCGTATGACACTCGACAAATTGAAGCTTCACGACGTGCGGGAGATCCTGCATCGGTGGGGCTACGTGGTCCTGGAGGATCAAGGGCCGGGCCTGACGGTGACGAACGGCGGCAACCCAAAACGGGAAGTGTGCCACCAGTATCCAGATCTGGACCGCCTGAAACAGTTCATGTTCATCTACCGAGAAACCGAGCTGGACAAGCTCTACGCTGTACACGAGGCAATGACCGATAACAAAACCTGATGAATCTCAGAGTTTTCTGTTGTATGGATGTGGTTTGTGTTGTATACTTTAAGTGTAGGACGATCTTTGACAACTGAATTTATGCCCCTGTAGCATTGTGGTAATGCGACCGCATCGAGCCATCAGTCGGCTGGGTGGTGCAACACTGCGTCGGCGAGATTGTCGGGACGCTAACGGTTTCTTGGCCTGCGGGAGATGTCGGTTTGAGTCCGGCCGGGGGCTGCTTTTCTGTAGGTCACTCAGACCGAACAACGAGGCGTCAACTAAAGACTGTCCACGCCTACAAGGCCGTGTCTAGGCGGCCAGTGGATCTATCCTTGCACATCTTCGGGTGTGCATGCCACTGGCTGATTAGACGCTGCTGGAGAGTAAAGGGGCAGCATAATATCGGGAGGTTCGTCCAATAGAAAGGACAGCCGGCGACCGGCCGGAAAACGCGGGTTCGAGTCCCGCACTTCCCAGCTTTTTCTGTAGGGCTTGAGCGATTCGTGGTCTAAATGCAACGACAACGGGGGTGCCTCTTGGCGTACGTGACATGTAGCGGACGCGGGATAAATTCCAGGTGAGCCCGGACACGCAGGTTGAATTCCTGCCGAATCTTTACCGGCGTTGGGGCGTAGTCGTTAGCCTGACTGTACTGTCGAGAGATACGGAACAGTTCAGGAAAGCCCCGCGATTTTACTGTAGGTCTGACTAGGAGAAATGAGAGATGGGTGACGATGACAGCAGACAGGATGAGGCAGACTTCGCACGACAAGAAGCTGCGGGCAAACACCACAAGGTGACAGTTTCTATGTGGGTGCAGGCGACAATCACGTTGCCTGGGTCAACACACAAGAGTGAAGATCTGTACGACGTTGTAGATCAGATCTGGAACGAAGGCGAAGTCACCGAGCTGGAGGAAGTGTAATGGCGGTATCGAAGAAATGTCTCGCATGCAACCTGTACCGCGACGACTGCCGGGGCTGGGCTATACCGTGCGGCAAGTGGATGAAGCTCGACCTGAACAAACCATCGGCCGGGGCTCTGGCCACTGAACTGGCCACTGAGCCGGCAGTGCAGCCAGCGGTGACGCCGGCCCCGAAGGCCGAGCCGATAGTCTTTCCGACGGCCCCATGCACTGAGACGCGGCGTGCGAGGTTTGAACGCATCGGTGCCAAGCGGCAAGAACAGGCCCTGGAAGCGATTCGCAAGCTGAGTCACTTGGTGAGCAAGTACGAACGAGTCAGGACCGGCGTCACGAGCTACACGTACGAGTGGACCAAGGAGATGGCCCAACAGTTGCTTGAGCCAATCGAGGACGCTCTGCATACCTTGGAGGATGAACTTCTGAGTTGTGCCAACAACAGAGAACATGGCCTTATTGGAGAGAAGAACGATGCAGAATAGCGAGTTCAACGTTGGAGACTTGGTGCTCATTTTCGGTGCAGACGCCGTGCCGGTGCAGGGCATCGTACAGTCAGTCGATACTACGCGTATTGTGACAGTCAAGACAGCGACAGATACGCGAACGATCTTCACGACCGGCCTTCTGTTGGTTAGCCCCGCGAAGGTGTGACAATCCACCAAACCGTAATTGGGAGAGAAGTCATGAACATCTGTGAGAAAGCCAACGAGCTGTGCATGCGTATGGGCTGCCCGCATGGTCGGCCCCATGAGAAGATTGCCGACTGCTCGCACACGCGGTTCCGTTACCAGCGTTCTGACATAACGAAGGTGCGGAAGCTCATCCGGTGCCGAAAGTGGAAGATCCAGGGCGAAAAGCTCGTGATCTGGAAGAAGGTGTCAACCTCTATCGTATACGGTGACATCCCGGACCAGTACAGCCAGGACGTCATCAGGAACTACGGCACGACGGCAAAGGGCCGTGGCGTGTCACTGCCGATGTGGCTCCTGCCGATCTTCGAGGAGTCCAAGTGATGAAGTTTCCGATATACAGGGTAGAGTTTGACCTCAACGTTGACCAAGATGACGCTCTGGGATTAGAGCATACATCAACAAGCGAGCAGGTCATGATAGACAGCCAAAGACCCATCCAGTGCCGGCAGAACGTGATGCTGAAAGGGAAGTACGCGGACGGGCAGGCGACAGAAATGTCACTGTATCGGATGGCAACGAGGCTGGCCGACATGCTGGGCATACTGGCCGACGTGACGTCCTGGGACGGCTGCATCTACTACGCCGGCGAAGACACGTGGTGTCTGCACTACGATAGCCACTACACCTATTGGCGGTTCAACACCGACGCAGAGGCCCTGGACTCATTCAAGGCCTACATCAACGACCACCCCGACGAGGTCGAGATACGAAACATCATGCGAGAGTGGCACGTCTGTCCATGTGACACGTGCAAAGAACTGGGTCGGACCATGATCCTTCATGAAGGGAAAGACAAATGTCAAACGTGCTCGTCTGTATCGTGATGGTGTTTGCAGTCTGGTACGAGTGGGAGCTGGTGAAGACGGCCCTGGAGCCTTTAGGTTCCGCCATCATCTGCATCCTATTCGCAGTGCTCTGCTTGGGCCTCACGTTACTTGAACTGTCTTTGATCGTGATTGCACCCGTGGCTCTCTATGTTGGTAAAGAGAGCCGACACTGGCATCTATCGGTTCTCCGCATTCCGCTGGAGCACCTTTCAGGAAAGAAGATGAAGCCATGAACCTGAAAGAACTGTTTCAACTGCAAAGCACGCTGAACGCTCGCGTTGGCCTGAACGACGAAAAATTCGCAGTTGACTTCGCGGACGGCGAAGGCTCTGTTGCCAATCTCATCGAGGCCGGCAAGTGGATCGATGACATGCTCAAGGCGATGATGTCTGAGATGGAAGAGCTGCGGAACTGTACCTACTGGAAGCATTGGTGCTCCGAGGCCCAGGGAGGGAAGCGGTACATGGTCAAGGACATTGACGCGGCCCGCAAAGAAGTCATCGACATGCTGCACTTCTGGATCTCGATAGCCCAGGCCGTGGGCATGACGCCGGAGATGGCCGAGAACATGTACAAGACCAAGCTGGCCAAGAACCTCAAACGACAGGACGACGGCTACAGCATCCAGCAGAAGGACCGGGCCTGGATTCTGTTCACGAGAAACAGATACGGACATCCTTGGGCCCAGCCGTCCGACGCGGACGCGATGTCACTGGAAGACCTGGGCGAGAACGTGCAGCAGTACTACCTCGACTGGGCTAGGAGGGTGCCGTAGCCATGAAAATCAAAGACATGAAGGACGGAATACTCTCTACAAGTTTTCGCAGTGCTTACGGACGGGTAGTGCGGTATAAGCTGGCCGTGCTGGTAGAGAAGGTAGTGGACTCTGGCCGGCCGTGCCGAACCAGCGATGATGTGATGAAGTCCGAGCTAATCAAAGACGTCTTCAAGGAAGCCCGTGACGGACTTGCTGAGATCCTCAAAGATGAAGACCTGCTTTCCTGCATCGCGGATAGTAGGAGATCCGCAGATGGCCAACGAGCACTACAAAAAATACGTGATTTACGGAACAGTCTATCATGAGAACGAAATGGAACAGCAACGTAGATGAAGGGCTGGTGGTGCCGGCCGGCCCATGTCACGTACGGCTGCCAAGAACACGCTGAGCCTGGAGGCTGAGCGGAAACACCTGGACGACCTAGGCGTCGTGCATGGCCTAAACAGTGTAAGCGGTCTGGATGAAGCGAACGGGGCCTACAAAGATATCGAAGCTGTCATGGACGAACAGAAGGACCTTGTGAATATCGAAGTCGAGTTAACGCCGATGATTTCTATTAATGGTAAATGACATGCCGAGACAAATAATCACAATTGAGAAGAACGGATACACCTGCCGTTTCCGGCTTACGAAAGATCGAGGCGGAGTCGAGGCTACGGTTGAGTTCGCAGGAGCGGTCATCCTGGAGTGGGAGTATCCCCGGATGAAACGCGGCCTCCAGGAGGAGGCGGAACTGTGGGTTGACCAAGCCATCGTGGAGGCCAAGTCTCAGCAGAAGAATGGATGACCTGCCGGCAACCCGGATGTATGCACTGCGGCACGGGCAGACTGGAAAGATCTGGTCTGTCAGTGCCGGGGGCCGATGGCTCTGGTCCTCACCTAATGAGATGAAGAAGAGCTGGAATATCCTGAAAGAAGTAGGACTCGTCTCGTCCGAGTTCGAGGCCCACGAAGTGGTAATAGTAGAACTACGCAGTTTGTAATTTTGCTTGAATTCCTTGGCCGAATATGGTATACTCCATAGTTGCTGAAACGGAAAGCTAACCTCAATGGAGTATCACCATGTCTATCGGAGAAACAACGGCCAACCTCATCGGGTATTTAGGCAAGGCCACTCAGTGAGGTAGAGAGATCTGGGCCCCTGTAGAAGTGAATGGCGGCATTCCTGTAAACATCCAAGACCAGCACTCGAAGGCTTTGGATCTTCCGTTCATATTTCGGATTATGGCTCAGGGGCATGTCGTGACTGACTAAGTCCGATAACACTATTTCCATTTTCGATTTGCACTTCGGCTCTTCTTGTGCTATACTTTACATAGACAAGAAGAGCTTTTTCAATGGAGGTACAATGACGAAGATCTGCCAACACTGCCACAAGCACATCGTCAACGTTCAGATGGTAACACCGAACGGCACGCCGATCTGTCCGCACTGCGGACACTGTGAGGATGAAACCAAGGCAACCGCCTGGGTCTGCGAAGAGTGTGGCGAACTGCTTATGGATCACGGTGGCGACCTTCGGCCGGCATGCCCAGAGTGTGGCGAAGCCCTGGTGGCGTACGTGATTCATCCGTCGCAGGTCCGGGGTGTTGGTACTGGCGACGCGGATCTGGAGATGGGCCTTGCAATATTGATGGATGGTCAGCATGAATAAGTGCATTACACGAGGATGCACGCGAGAGACTTCCGCCCTCTTCTGTCGAAGGTGCCGGATGAGAATTAACCTAGTGAAGCTGTTGTGGATTTTGACCGCAGTGGCTACACTAATCGTAGCTTGGAGGATGTGACATGAGTTGCTTTTATCTGATAACACCCAAAGGGAGCGGGATTCCCTGGTGTACTCGACATCGACGGGTTGCCCACTGCACGGAAGAGTGCCAAGCAGCCGCGAAGCGTTATCAACTGCGGATGCTGTACCAGCCGCTGCCCAATTGGTTGCAGTCTGCTAGACGCATGGGACGTATCCTGGACGAGCATGCCAAGGTGCAGATCGATGACGAGTTCTTGATGCCTGCGTATAGGTGGGACGCAGTGAGACAAGCCATGGACACCGAGATAGCGGCGGGCCCGTGTGGTCTGCCCGCCGAGTCTCGCTATGGTCATAGCCTCCTGACGGAGAAGAAGTCCTGGATAGATGGCGACTGGCCCCAGGCGGAAAGCCGGATGCATCGCCGCGTTGTGGCGAAGAAAAGCGTGTGGTCCCGCATCGTAGCGGCGTTCTGGAGAGCATGGATAGGACACAAGCCCACCATACACTAAGCGTCGCGGAACGTCTGCGGCGTCACCAGATGGCACTGGATTCATACGAAGCTTTGAGAGGAGCAAAACGTGCAAGTATTCGATAGAGTAATGGTCAAGGTCGAGGGCGAAGATGTCCAGGGCACAATCCTGGCCGTCACCAGCGACAACAAAGGTGCAGAGTACGAAGTGATGCTGGACGACGGCGGCACCCACTACTACCGTGACACCGACTGGATGCGGAAGCTTCCGACGGTGCGGGTAGGCAACACAGTCCGCCACGACGGCAAGGTCTGGCTCGTCGCAGCAATCACCTACAACGCCACGGCGATCGAAGTGCGAGCGAAGCTGACCCCGGCCGGCGAAGGCGAGCAGAAGTTCGCCAATGTCACTGAGTTGTCACTGGCCCATGAGGGCGGTGTCGTCGCATCTGGTCTGCACCAGCACCAGTGCTTCATGCCGGCCGGTGGATGACTTATGCCGCCGACGGTGCCGGCCTCTTTGAGGTCTCGTCACGGGGGTGGGTGCCGACGCACTTCGATCGGTGGGAGCGACCCAGGACAATCGCGGAGGTCGAGAAGTATGAGAGTGATGAGACCAGCGGCCGAATGATCCTGAACGAGTACGCGGATCTCTGCCGGCGAATCATCATCTACTGCTATCGGTACTATGTTCTGTCATCTCCGGGGACCTTCGACCAAATGTTCCATCGCCTGCGGGAAATCGAGGAGAGCGGAACAGTTGAAGTGGACGCGGCGTCACCTGGGCAGATCATTTACGGGGATCAAGAGTCACAATATCCGGAATGGGCCAAATCATAATGTGGTGGATTAGACACAAGGAGAGCGGCGACATCATCGTGCTTAATCGCCGGACGGGGGCCACTGGGCTTCTCGGAGAGCGTGTTTTAGGCTACCTCTCACGCAAGCCGGCCGTGAATGCTTTGATGACCTCTGGCTACATGACGCTGAACAGCATCTTGTGGGAGGATCTGGAGCTGGTCAACGGCGTCGGCCAGACGATGGAAGATATGGAGCACTGGCCAGTCGAGGCAGGCTATGCGATCAAGCATCGCGAAGGCTGGTACTGGAGACACGCCCACAGCGGCCGTGTGTGGTACAGCAAGCCGGGGGTGGCTGAGACTGCCTGGAAGATCGAAGAGGCCATTGAGGCGGCTTCTGACCACCGTAAACCGCGTAACATCGCCAGGGCCCAGTTCGTCATGGTCCGGGGGCTCCAGGACGGAACCGCAGAGGAGCTGCCGAACTGGCTCATCTCGTAAAGCATACCATATATAGTATCCGGGCCCTACATCTTGTGGTTGGAGTTGTGGGGCTCGTGTCATTTATGGGGATTATGGCCAGCGTGGTTCGGCAAGTGCTGCTGAGTGCTGGGTTTATGCGTCGCTTGTATTCAATCCGAAATTCGACTCTTGGTGCTCCTGTAAGTCGGGTGGGGGTAAGGACATAACAGGTTAGAGTATTCGGAGGGTCTTTTTTCACTCCCCCACATATTGGAAAGCCCAGGGGTGGCGGCATAGTGGGTTCTCTATTTTCTTATACTTCTATTTTAAAGTTGTAGAATACTCTAACTTGTTATATATAGTAATACAAAGGACTTAGGCGAGTGACTCGTTCTGGGTTTGGCGACTTATGTTAGCTCTACAACTGTAGAGGTGCCACGACAACTGTAGAGCGATCTGAAACGTGCCGCGATCCAATGTATGGCCGAGGCCCCAGGCCCAGGAGCATTTGGCCGGCATCGGAGGGTGGGTTGAAGGTGGGTTGCTATTCTGGACATTAAGGATAAGGTGGGTCGGCTTTTACGGAGGGTGGGTTGAGGGTGGGTCGTGTTTTTCGCAAGATCTCAGGAGGTGGGTCGGGGTCCGATAAAGGTGGGTTGGAGGTGGGTCGGGTTACGTCCGATAATTTACTCGGTCGCCGCCACTCTTGGTCCGATAACGTCACGTCCGATAAATGTCACGCCCTATAATGTTAGACCGTTATCGGACGGAGAAGTTCCGCAGTAAATTATCGTACCATCCGATAACAAATTGGACCCCAAGCATTATCGGACGCAGACGCAGCCGAACTACTATCGGACCTTCCTTGGTCAAATAGACTCCATGCCCAAAGCCTACGCCACAAAACGCTAAAAGCAAAATGGTAATTTAACTTTTCGTATTTTTTGCGTTTCCGGTTTTGTAGTGTATACTTAAAGTATGAAACCAATCAAGTGCATACTACTAGGACACATCGCGACAAGCCGTTATTTGGTCAAAGGTAAGACCGATAGGTATTGTGCCCGATGCAATGCGACGTTGACGGAGTCTGAATATGTAAAGGCTTGGCGTCGCGATTTCCATCGGTGGTTAGCTTGGGGATTCTGAAACATGGCGAAAGCGAAAAGCAAAACCGACAAGATTCGTTTGCGTCTGCGATGCAAGCCGAATGAATTGGACTACTCCGCGTTACAGTGGTATCCAGACGCGACGCGACTAATCCGCGAATTGTACGGGGACCAATGGAAACTATTCGTTGACCTTCTGGCCAGTACGTCACCGCGAATGTACGTCAAGAAGAATTGGAGACTCGCGACCGGTATCATGCATGCATACATAAACCGGAAACGCCGACCGGATGTTTTCGGCGTTGCCTTGCAAGCACTAATGCCCGCCCACCTCGTGAACGTTCTACGCTCATTGCGAGGCAAGCCCATACATGGTCCGAAGGTTTCGCGGTTCGCAGCAAACCTTAAAGGCGATCTATCCGTCGTTACGATAGACGTTTGGATTTGTCAAGCCTACGGTATCAAGCATAAAGGCTTAACGCCGAAATTGTATGATCGTCTGGAGCGAAAGATAAAACGCGACGCTGTAGCGTGCAAGGCAACCCCAGCCGGATATCAGGCTGTCTTGTGGTATGCGGTCCGACGTCAAGCCGGATTGCGTGACCGGTCGTTCATTCAAGTCTATCACGAAATCTTCTGCGAAACCCCGTTCTTTTCGTTTATGGAGGTTTGACCATGTCAAAGGCAATTCTAGTCAAACAAGACAAAGAATATCGGTATTGGCGTATTGAGATAGGTCCCCAAACGTTTTGGAACATTGTGCCCATAGACGACGCGACGCCGCCGGAAGGTGGATATCGTAGTAAGTCGTATATTGAGCATATCAAACATCGCAAGTTTTAATTTGCATTTCGGCCCCTATGGTGTATACTATAAGTAGTCAGAGACGAACGAAACGCAATCAAGGGGCAAACCATGAATAACAGAATGATAAGCAAAATGGTAATCATCGCCGGAATGTTCTTGATGCTGGTTTGGATTGGTGTCAAGGCCGGTAAGATGGCGAATGATATCAGCCGTCAGACCGAATCGAATTTCTCGGACGCCATCAAGGTTTTGCAGGACAAGTAGGGGCAAGCCATGATACATGTATGCTCAATATCGTACAAGGCAGACCGTTCGACACTGTTCAACAACATAGCGGCAAGCCATATGGTTTGGCTGGTCGTTGCAATGCTGATAGCACTTTCATAAGGGGCAAGCCATGAATGACATTACGACCGATTTCGACGCGAAAAACGCCAATGCCCATGGTTCGACGTTGGGGGAACTGACAGAATCGACCTACAGGGGTTTCCTCATTGACGGTGGAATCGCCGTCAAGGTTTGGTACCATGACGAATTCATCGGCAAGTATGCGACCGTCAAGCTTGCCAAGCACGCCATCGATAGCATTCTTGCATCGGCCTAGTCGGTCGATACCCCGAGTTGTTTTGTGCCTTGTGGCGTCCCCGACGCCATAGGCCGGAAGGCAACTAGGTCCGATAACTGGAGGATGTATTATGAGACCGTCAAGAATGTTTCTATCGGTATCGTCGGTCTGTAGTAGGGCAGACGAAATCGCCTATCAGTCTGCCGGTATAGCGTCGGCCATGCAAGTACTGGCCAATGCATCGCCGATGTATTCAAGCGTACACAACAACATCTCCAACACGTTCGGCGTTGAGACTGGGGCTGTGTTGACCCTGCTTGGCGATGTGTCCGCTACTACGATACTCCGTCTATGGGAGCGATTGCGTCAAGTGCTCGGCGTCCATTGCGTTTGGCTGGACTACACTGGCCAGCCCGCAGATGGGGACGATTACGAATTCTCTGGTTGCGTCTGCAATTGGCCGTACTACGCCATGCACCATGATACCATCAGCCATGACAAGGCCTTGTCCTGTTCGGAGTACTAGACCATGCGTGTATACCCTGGCGAATGTAAGAAGTGCGGTAAGTGGTGGGGCGATCATATGACAGACTACGCCATCAAGCACACCCACCCGCACGCGTGCGTGTTTGAACCACTGGACGGAGAGATAGTGATAGAGACGGACATGACTGACATGGAGTACAAGGAGTACTGTTCAACTTGACACATCGGCCAGCCTAAACCTACTGGCCTCATCACACCCGAAGGTCCGATAGCCCTGCCCAGGTTATCGGACCTCATTCCTTGCCCGCACCTAAACATTATCGGACGTGACGTGGGGGCCGGAATTTATTATCGGACCAGCATGTTATCGGACCAACTGAGGCCTCGGCTGCGTAGTCCTATAATCGGGGTTATGTATCATTCGGATTATCGGACGTGCCGGCCTGACACTGGTCCGATAATATCGACGTCCGATAATGTAGGTCCGATAATGCACAACGTCCGATAATGTGGTGGGGTGGGTGGTGGTGTACGTCCGATAATATCTACGATCTGAGGGTGTGGTGGCACATTGTTGGTCCGATAATAAACGGGGTCTTTCCCCCATAAGGTACTTATTATCGGACCTTCCCTTCCCACGCACACTGACTGCCTGCGGTTCTGAAATTCAAAATTCAAAAAACGAGATCCACGCCATAGAAACATTATCGGACATTAAAGATAAACAAAGTTTTCTTCTTGACTCCCTCCAGAGAACCTGCTACAATGCTCACATGATTACTCAACTGTTTGAAAGAATAACAGACGTTGCCGGTGGGAACCAGTTTCTGGTTGGTGCCATAAGCATGTGGGGCCTGGGGGTGATGACGTACCTCTTCCGGAAGATACCGTCCGATATCTACGCTCTCTCCAAGAAACATCTGACCACGTCCTTGACAATAACATCGGCCCACGGATCATTCTATGAGCTGATGGCGTGGATGGAGTCGCAGGGATACTCAGCCAAGTTTCGGCGGGTGAAGCTCACCAACGGCCGCTGGGGTGATGATAAACTAGCCAAGTCGGTGGGTATGGGTAGACACCTGACATGGTTTCAAGGAATCCCAGTAATTATCGAGTTGACCAGGATGGACACGAATTCAGAGAAGGATAAGGAGGCAGTGACTATAATAAAGTTGGGCAGGAGCCACAAGCTCTTTGATGACCTCATCCTGGAGTTGAAGAAGAGTGACAACAGGGATGATGGGATGACTAAAATCTACACACGTGGACTAGATGGATGGAGTGTTTCGACTCAGCCGCCCCGCGATCTGGACACTGTCTATATTGGCAGAAGCAATCGGGACGCCATAGTTAGGACGCTGACTGAGTTTCGCCAGAAAGAGGATTGGTTCGTTGAGCACGGAATCCCATACCAACTGGGCATCTTGCTGTACGGCCCTCCAGGAACCGGGAAGACTTCATTGATTCGGGCTATCGCCGCTCATCTAGGATACATGGTGAGGGTAGTGCCGGCCAGCCTGCTGTCTAAGTTGCGGGACGCCGAGGATGAGAAATCAAAGACTATCATCGTCGTGGAGGATATAGACTCTAACACTGAGGTTCATGATCGAGACCACGAGCCTAAAGCCACCAATGATGTAGCGAAGTTGATGGGCGGCGGGATCTCTGAGATTCTAAATATGCTGGATGGTATAGTTGTCAGCCACGGTAGAATTGTCATCATGACTACCAACCACATTGAGAAGCTTGATCCTGCGATCATACGCCCAGGTCGCATCGATCTGAAACTTGAGCTGAGCTACGTGACTGCGGAGACCTTCAAGGATTTCGCAGAGAAGTTTTTCGGAGAGCGGCCCAATGTCGGGGAACCGTCCGGCAATGTGACCGTTGCCGATCTTCAAAACGAGGTACTTCTGGGTAGGTCGTTGAGTGAAATAATCGCCAAGTATTTCCCTTGACCCGCCCCCGGCTATCTGCTATACTGCACGTAGATAGTAACCCAAAGGGGATGTCCTGATCTGGTCGTACTGCCAAGATCCTGCGGTGCCGCCCCTGGGCATGACCGCCGATGAGATGCTACCGAATTCCTTTGGACCGGAGAGCCTATGAGCTGTGCAACCGTATTTGTAAAAGAGCTGGACCTAATTACGAACCCGATGGTCCGCGAGTGGGTCAGAGTTGTCTTCGATGATATCTGTCCGGACTACTTCTGGACGATCCCCGCGAGCCAAAGCAGTCACCACCCTGCGATCGCCAGAGGTGAAGGTGGACTTGTCCGCCACACGAAATTAGCAGTGAAGTTCGCTCACTCCTTCATGGAGGCATGGCCGGACCCGCCCGAGACGTCACACGATGAAGTCATCGCTGCGGTGTTGCTGCACGACATGATGAAGCGTGGAGCCACGGAGGACGCCCTAGAGACGTTCCCGGATCACACGATGGCAAGACAGTGTCACGGCCTCTACTGTGCGGACTATATCTCCAGCCATTGTGACAGCAGTCCTCATCTCCGGGCATTGCTGCCGGCCGATAGAATCAAGCGGATCGTCACGGCTGTTCGCGACCACATGGGTAAGTGGACAGCAAGCTACAACATCCCTCACGGCGACTTCGTAGTGCAGGTCTCGCAGAAGACTCACGTGGTCTGCGTCACAACGCACATGGCCGACTACGCCGCGTCTCGACACCTGGACCAGTGGCTGGAGGACATCGCGAAGTGAAACCGACCGCCCTCCATCTCAAGATTGCTTTGCTCGCCTACTACCGCTTTCGCCGTCAGTGCGTTTGCGTAGATGAGTACGCGGGAGCTGACGTGATCGTGGACACCGGCGACGACATAGTCGAGGTGGAGGTGAAGGTTGACAAGCATGATCTTCGCAAGGGTGAGGATAGGAAGCTCGGCAAGCATAATAATTATCTGCACGGGTTTAGTTGGAATCGATGTAATCCCAACCGGTATTTCTTTTGCGTCCCTACGTCACTGGAGGAAATCGCTGTAGCAAAGATTGAACAGCTCAACAGTAGGTACGGTTTGATCCTATTCACTGAGAGAAGGCTTACGCAGGGAGCCGCCCTGGAGGACTGTGTCGTCATCACCAGGAATGCGAAGAAACTCCACGACAGGTACCCACCTGGGCAACAGAAACTGATTGCCAAACGAGCTTCATCCAAGCTCATAACGTTGATGCAGAATGAATTGAGGAGAAGACATGAACAAGAACCAGCAGAATAGTCCGCAGCCTATTGATGAGCTGTCACTACAGAACGGCATACGCCATCGGTACAAACAGGACTGGCCGGCCATAATTCTCCAGCTCACCAAGCGAGTCCGGGCCGTGAACAACCAGTGGGCTGCGATCATGAATAAGATTCTGTTCATCGACGGGCTCTCAGTCACATATAAGCGATCCGGTGACGGCATTCTCGTGCTGGTGAAGTACCACACTGAGGAAGAGCGTCACGAGATCTCGATAGAAGAGGTGCAGAAAGCCATGCCCTACATTGAGGTCCTCATCATGGACAAGCTGAGCAAGTCGTTGCTCATCGCGAAGGTGTCTAGGTGACCCCAAGTGATTTCGACTTTCTGACTCCAGAATTCATCAAAAAGCACTGCGTCCCATGCGGGATCACGTGCAAGCTGGCCGTCTTTCCGTGGAAGTACCTCGGATGGTCCGACGAGGCCTTCATGGAGCAGGAAATGCACTTCGCTCACGGCCCTGTGATCCCCAAGGACCACCAATCGAAGCTCCTGGGCGTTGTGAGAACACAGGAGAAGCTCCTTATCGAGCGTCATAAGTATGTCACCACCAGAGATCGGGCATTGCGTCCGATCCACGAAGAGAATTCGCCGGCAGGCGAGCAATTGGAGTTATTCTGATGCGGATCTCGGCCCTGAAAGACGATCCTGGTTACAATGAAGAGGCCACTCAGCGGAAAGGCCTGGAGATCTACTGCAACGGCGAACACATCAAGACCGCCCACACCGCAGACACTGACCTTGGCCTCGTCCGGTACTACGAGAAGGACGAACGTGGTAGGATCAAGACCCTGGAGATGCATGGAGTGGTTGAAATCAAGGGATTGTAGAATTTTTCTTGACTTATTATTGGTCTTTTGGTATAGTGGGGTCATACCTACTGAAAGGATAAAGAATGGCTGAGAAATTCCTGAGCGGGAATAGTGATTTAGGTGGTGCCCTCCAGACAGCAGTAGCTGCGGGGGTCAACTCCAAGCTCTCAGACAACATGCCCTGTACCTCTTCATTGATCTGGACCCCAGACGCTGGTGTTTATCTCAACATTGGTGATAGGTCCAATGCAACGAAGTTTTTGCTGCCGTCGAACGTCATTTTACCCATGCCGGTTGACAACCTGAACTTGGTGCAGGCGTTCAACAGCGGTGCCGGAACAGCCACAATCCACATCCTCTACCGGAGTCGATAATGGAGGTCGTGAGAAGCTATAAGTGGAACGATCAGGACTATACCATTGTCGAGCTAGACGACGGCACCCGCCAAGAGCTTAGGTGTACTTCCAACGAAGCTCCCGCGATAGTGGACAAACTGGCCAGTATGCCGGTGCCGGTGCCGAAACCGGAGCCCGAGAGGCTGGAGATCACGGCGTTCTCGGACGAGACGTTGTTGGCCGAGGTAGATCGAAGAAGCCGTGTGTTGGCGGAGACGAAATAATGGCGGTTATTACTTCTACTCAGACTGGGAATTGGAACACAGGGGCAACTTGGGTTGGTGGGACAAAGCCCGCAACCGGAGACAGTGTCGTTATTGCCGCTGGGCATGTGGTGACATTCAACGCTGATCTAGTCACTGACTCAATTGACCTAGCGGGGCTAACTATTACTGGCACCTTGACAGCTGATACTACGGCGGGGGACTACACGCTCCTATGCTCGGCTGATATTGTGGGGGCTGGTACGTTCAACATCGGTTCGAGCGGTGCGGACTATCCCGCTACTTGTACCTTCCTGATAGACTTCGATTCTACAGCGTCCAGCATCGATGGCACTGCCGGACTGGTCTGTAACTTCTACTGTGTCAATCCAACGAATCCTGTGATTGAGTTGACGGCTCTGGAGGCTATAGGGCAGACAGAACTCGGAGTGACTACTGATGTCACCGCAGATACCTGGGCAGTAGGTGATGCCGTTCGCATAGATAATATTGATGAGAGTGTAAACAGCGAGGCAAGAACAATTGCCGCTGGAGGCATTTCTGCGGATCACATAGATATTACTGCTGGTCTGACCGCTGCGAAGATTGCTGGGTCGAAGGTTGTACTAATTACCAGGAATATCAAGGTTACCGGAAGCACAGGATATGCCTTCGATGGTGTTAGTGATTCCAATCTTGGCTGTGAAATCAGCGGTTGCACCAATGGGCTCCGCTACAGCTACTCGAACACGATCAGCGGCCCGATCAGCGGTTGCACCTATGGGCTCTACTACAGCTACTCGAACACGATCAGCGGCCCGATCAGCGGTTGCGTCTATGGGCTCGGCAACAGCTACTCGAACACGATCAGCGGCCCGATCAGCGGTTGCACCTATGGGCTCCGCTACAGCTACTCGAACACGATCAGCGGCCCGATCAGCGGTTGCACCTATGGGCTCTACTACAGCTACTCGAACACGATCAGCGGCCCGATCAGCGGTTGCACCTATGGGCTCTACTACAGCTACTCGAACACGATCAGCGGCCCGATCAGCGGTTGCGTCTATGGGCTCGGCAACAGCTACTCG